CTGTTGAGGTCGTCGAGGAGGAGCTTGTAGATGTTGTGGATTCTGTGGTCGTTGATGTTGACGCCAGTTGTGTTGTTTGTGTGCTTGTTGGTGTGGGCGCGGTGGAAGAGGTGGACGTGGATTCGACGGTTGAAGAAGGTGAACTAGTCGTCGTTGGTTGTTCGGTTGTTGAGGTTTCCTGAACTGTCGTAGAACCATCGTTCGTGGCAGGCGCAATCGTTGTCGGGACAGTAGTAGTAGAGGTCGTCGTCAACGGTGTGGATTCCGTTGTATATGCCCATGCTGGAACTATCTCCCAATAACCGTCATCGATCCTCCAAGCCAGCATAAAGCATGTGCCGCCACCAGCCTCATAGAACCAGCCATCCAACGCATACTCGCCAGGCATAACGGACAGCGTTATGGTCTGCGACCACGAACACCCCTTCTCGTTCCATGTACCGAACTCCTGCCCAGCGATATTCATAACCCCACCGTCATCGGCGGCCACCATGAACTCAATCACCTCATGCTCAGGAACCTGAATAAACCCCTGATAATGCAACATCACCCAATCAGCACGACACCCACCAACCGAGCCCCCACCCCAAGCCTGATTGATATTCGACTCGACATAGATGTTGCACACCGGATACGTCTCATCATCCCTGATCGGATACGACTCATCAATCTCAAAAGCCGTCACCACCAACCCAGGCAACACCTCAGCCTGAACAGACTGCGGGAAGAATGCGAACGCTAGAGCAGGGAGAAGTAGCGCAAGCCTACTCAGTCGATGGGGTAACCGATGGTGGTGGTGACGGTGGGATGAAGTCACACAATTCCTCGTCGTACCTATGACCGACACCCGCATACATTTTTCCAGGCGTGTCAAAGAATGTTTCAACCCATCGACCTGGGTATCGATCTGGGTTCTCATCCATGAACTCAGCTGTCACGACAGCGACATGAGTGACAATGTTGTTCTCATCCAGTTGAGCGAAATATTGAGCGGTCATGACTTGAACCTAATGTAGACAATTCCAGAACCACCTGCACCATTGGCTCCCCCACCTCCGCCACTATTTGCTGTGCCTGCGGAACCACGAGTTCCACCGCCGCCGGTACCGCCGGTTCCACCTGATGATCCGCATCCTCCACCGCCACCACCCTTGTATGTGGTTCCAGCAGATTGACCAATCCATACAGAAATGTCTCGACCGGCACCACCAGTTCCACCTACAAACGAACCAGATGCATTGCCACCAGCTCCACCAGCACCACCGCCGCCGCCACCACCGCCACCACCAGTTCCACCGCCACCATTGTTTCCATAACCACAACCATCGGCATACCCACCGCCACCGAAATATGCGTTCCCTCCACCACTTCCACCGTTTCTAACCTGTGGGTTTTGACCACCGCTTTGCGCAGATGCGGCTCCACCACCAGTAGCGAATGCAAGAGTTCCAACCTTCGATGCATAACCGTTTGACGCTGGGTTACCGCCAGAACCTTGAACGGCTCCACCAGCACCGACTGTCACCGCATAAGTTCCAGCGGCCATATAGCAAGTCGTCTCAACAACAGCACCAGCACCACCACCGCCGCCACCGAACTGTGCATCAGTACCTGAACCGCCGCCACCCCCACCACCAACCAGAAGAAGATCAATAAGTCCAGCTTTACCAACAACGAGATTCGAGTCAGAGGTGAATGTCAGCAATGTGTAGGCAGTTCCACCAGATGTAATTGCAGTCGAACTCGCAGCCGTACCACTAGCCGAACCATACCCAGTTGACAAATCCACCCAAGCAGACCCGTTGTACACCTGCAAACCTGTGGCTGTTGAATACGCAACCATTCCAGCCGAAGGGCTGGGGATGGCTGAGGCGCGAGCTGCTGTACCAGCGAACACCATCACGGATTGATCCATGAGGTATCCGTTGACATCAGATGCAGTCAGCGTATCTCCGGCTGACCATGTTTTACGTCCTAGACCTGGCATGATGACTCCTAATCTACACGCTCACCCAGGCTGAGCCGTTGTAGACGACGAAGCCATAAGCTGTTGAATAACTACACATTCCTGCTGATGGGCTGGGGATGGCTGAAGCCCGTGCTGCTGTTCCTGCGAAGACCATCACCATTTGTTCCATCAGGTATCCGTTGACGTCGGCTGCGGTGAGGGTGTCACCGGCTGACCATTGTTTGCGTCCAAGCCCTGCCATAGTGTTTTGATTCTACCCTAGCCCGATGGCTGGATCGTCAAGTTCTGATGTGTTCAGAATGAATGGGGTGAGAACATCGACTTGTCCTAGGCGTAGTCGGATGTCGTGGCGGGATGGGGTTATGACATGTTGGATTCCTTCGATGACGACGTTCTTGGTGATGCTGGTTGGGCTACCGGTTGAGAAGGTTTTGGTGACGGTCAGCACGTCACCGATCTCAAGGGAGGCCATCGTCTCAATCTGTGCGTCGCTCAATGGGTTGACGAGAATGCTCGCCTCGTCGAATCGCACCTCTGGGTTCTGGTAGGTATTGAGGAGGGCTGCGGCGAGGGCTGAGCCTGCTACGTCGTTGACGAGTGGGATGTCGGTGAGGGAGAAGTTTTTGATTCCGTATTCGGCTTGGGAGGCTGAGCCGGAAGCAATGCTGGATGTGCTGCCTCCTGAGATTTGTACGGAGACTCGGTTGAGGACGGTTTCGGCACCGTACACGTTGGAGAGGGCTTGGATGGGGATGGAGGTGATGGCGGTGCCTCCGAGGTTGGCGACGGCTGTGGCGAAGGTGCTGGTGATGCGAGCATCGAACTCGACTTGGCCGAGACGGTTTGCGAACAGTCGACCGTTCTCTGCGAGTTGTACGGCTTGCAAGGCTTGGAGGACGTTGGTTTGGTCTTCGTATGCGACGGTGCCACAGGTTGCGACTCCTGTGTCGATGTCTCGGAGGGCGGTTGACCAGGCGACTTCGCTGCGATCAAGGATGGCGGAGACGCGGGCTGAGGTGAGTTGGCTGGATGGGTTGAAGGCGTTGAGGTTGGTTTGTCCGAGTTGGGCGAGGGCGTCGACTGCGAGGATGGTGGCGGTTGAGAGGTTTGGTTCGTCGTATTCGATGTTGAGGTCGTAGACGTAGCCTTTGTAGAGGGCGGCTGTTCCGGCTGAGCCTCCGTACACTTCGATTGCTCGGCGTGGTGCGATGCCGAGGTCGCCTTCGTACCAGGGCGAGGCGGTGTTGAGGGGGTCGAATTGGCGTCCTGATGCTCGGTCGTCGGCGACGATGGAGAGGGTGCCTGGGTTGAAGGTGTCGAGTTGACTGGTTCGGCCTCGGTTGATGTTGATGGATTGGACGTATTCGGTGATGTCCACGAAGTCGGTTGAGCCGTCCAGAACATCGGTACCGTCAAGGAGTGAGGAGTCAAGGGTGAAGGCGTCGGTGACGAAACCGACGTCGAGAAGCACCTTGAATGTTTCCCCCCAGTTCAGCGTCTTGGCCATCGGCTACCTACCAAACAATGCGCCGGTCGAACCATTCGAGAATTGAATACCCGACACCGTCGCATACTGGCGCAAATACTCAGCGATCTCAGCCCCCACCTCCTGACCCGACGCACCCAACCCAGCGTTCACAGTCACCGCAACCGTCGGTGCTGCAACAATCCCAGCTTGTGCTGCTGTTTGAGTTTGCTGGATTGAAGCAAGTTCAGATGCAAACGGGTTCGGCACACCAGCCGACACCTTCGGGAACTGCTTAGCCAAATCCAACTGCACACGAAGCGACTCATTGTACGCATCCAACGCCTCACGCTGAGCATCAATAGCCTCAGCCACACGCTTCGTCATATCGGCCTCACGTTCCTTCGCATCAGCCAAATCCGAAGCCAACTCCTCATACACAGCAGACCCAGGGATCGCACCAGACACCTGCTCATTCAGGAACCGTTGAGCTTCACCCAAATCCTTCGTCGCCTCATACTGGGCATCCGTCGCATCAGTCACAGCCAACTTCGCCTCAGCCAAACGAATCTCAGCCTCACGAATCTTCTGAGGATTCGACTCAGGATCAGCACGAACCTCAGCCAACTCCTTCTCCGCATCCTTCACCGCAAACACAGCCTGCTCAACCCTGAACCCAGACCGAGCCACATCACGCTGAGCCGCATCCAACTTCCGTTGAGCATCCTTCGCCTGCTGCGAATCCGCACCATACCCAGCCACAGCCTGATTGAATGCAGCCTGAGCCTTCTCACGCTCCGAAGTCGCATCAGCCAACGACTTCTGCGAATCAGCCACAGACTCCCCAGCCGACTTCAACCGCTTCGACGCAGCCGTCGACTTATCAATCGCATCGGTCAACATCTTCAACTTCTCAGCCGCAGTCTTGACCGTCTTAGCCACCCCACCCTTACCGCCGCCACCACCCTCACCGAACGTGTCAATGGTCGCCTCACCGGTCGCGTTCAACTGACGCTCAGCCCGATCAGCCGTCGTCACCTCACGCTTGTAGTGGTTGATGCCGACAGCCAGCGAGTCGAACGCTGAGCGCAGAGCGTCGGTATCAATGACTTCTTTCGTGGCGGCAGCGAACGACTTGACCGCACCAACGACATCGCCCCTGAGAAGTTGGAACTGTGCTTTTGTTACGTTGAACGCTCGAGCCGTCACATTGACGAACTCTGCGACACCGATTGTGATTGCCCTGAACGCACCGATCAGAGCAGGCGCACTCTTCCCAGACTCATATACCAACTGCTGGAAGGCGGCCACCAGCCCCTTCTCCCCAAGAACTGTTGTGATGCGCTGAACCGCGGGCACCACATTCGTCACAATGAAATCAGAGAACTGTTGCAGATACGGCAACAAGGCCGCCCCAAGCGTCTCAACAATCTCACCGAACTGGCCTTGCAGAATCTTCAACTGCCCTTGGAACGTGCCGGCAGCAGTCTTTGCAGCACCACCGAACTGATCGTTCAGGTCACGAAGAACCTGATTGAAATCCTTGGACTTTTTTGTGTTCTCATCAATCGGGATGCCGAGTCTGGTGAGTGCGGTGAACTGACCGTTTGCACCCCTAGCGAGAGCAATGCTGACGCTGTTCAAGTCCTTGCCGGTAGCGGTGCTGATGTCCATCGCCGTCGACAGCAGATTCTGTGCCTTGGTCAGATCACCAGTACCACGAACAAGAATCGAAAGAGCGTCACGCAACTGGGTATCCGAGATACCGGTCAACGCCTGCTGCTCAGCAATCAACCGCTCAGTCGAAGCAATCAACTGATCCGAAGCACCAACCGTCTTCTGCAACTGATCGGCCAACAACGCCTGACTCTTCTGATCCTCAGCCGCAGCCTGCGTCGCCTTATACAACGCACCAGCAACCCCAACCACCGCAGCCGA